AACGACGCAAAAGAATCTTCATTGTTGGATATCGTGGAAAAAATTGGAAAGTCCCATTCTCCGTATTATTTGAAGAAGGATGTTTTGAAAGCGTTAAAGAAAAGAATAAAATCAAGAGGGATGAGTATACCGAAAATATTCTTGGACACATTAAACTCGCAGGTACGATAACTAAATCACACGCAACTACTTTAGTTGATGGGTTTGGTAAAGTATCCACATCAAACTTTTGGGTTGATAAACATGGTATTAGAAGATTTACCGAAAGGGAATTGGAAAGACTACAAGGTTTTCCCGATGGATATCTTGATTTTGAAGTTAATGGTAAGAAACCATCATATGCTAGTGTGAAAGGTGCAATCGGTAATTCAATGACAGTTAATGTTATGTATTGGATTGGTCAAAGAATTAATTTTATTGATAATTACATTGAGAATAAGAAAATTTTGAAATCCAAGAAAAAATAAGTATATTATATTATGCAAGAAAAAGAATCAAAAACAAACACCCACTTTTGGATTAGTCTTATCAAATCCGGTATTAGATTTGGTGCGGGTTATTGTTTAATTAAAGGTAATTTAGTTGGTGCTGGTATACTTTTGATTATTGCGGAAGTATTAGGTATTGCTGAAGAAATATTTTAAATTTTTTTATTATGAGTTTATTAAATAAAAACGGATTATGGTGGTTATCAATAACATTAATATCCATTTCAATTCTATCGTTATCAACAACAATAATGTGGAATGAAACAAAAAAAGAAAATAGAGAATTACAAGTTCAGTTAAAAAATTTAACATCACAAAGACAAATTAATGACAGTTTAACTATTGATAGTCTAAATAGAGTTGTGGATAGTATTCAAACCGATTTATTTACATCACAAACAATAAACGGTAAATATGAAATGGGTTTACATTTTTTATTAGAAAGAAAACCTAACGAATATCTAGTAATAAAAAATTATATTGATAATTTAGAATAAAATGAGTAAGAGTAAAGAAATATTTTTAGGTAATAATAAACATTTGAATATGAAGTCATCTAATTTGGTTACAACATATCAAGGTTTAAATTTAGTAACTGATAAGGGTGCGTTCCATTTAAATATAAAAATTGAGGCGGACTTTGATGAGATACCTGAAGAATATCATGAGGTATTCTTTAACATAATGGCGGCAAAATATACCGATAGTGTATCTTTTGGTGATAATCCTTTTTCATTATGTATACCACCTGAAAATAAAAAAAGTTGGTGGCAATTTTGGAAATAATAAAATTTAATTTATGGGATATGTAATATTAGGAATTTTAGGTACATTGATATGGTTATCATATGAAATGTGGAGAGCACCATTATTGGAAGAACGACCTGATGGTTCTTGGAAAACAATTAAACCAGAAAAAACACTTAAAGACCTATTTAAAAGAAAGAAATAATATGATAGATTTTGTAAAAAAATACCAAAAACAAATAACGATGGGATTTGCAATATCTCTTTTAATACTTTGTTATTTTCAAAGACAAGAACTCAGTAGATTAAGAAAGGAGTTAGGTATTAAAAAACCCGTAGATGCGTCAATGATGAACGTTGATAAAGATGCTAAGAAAGCTCAAGATAGTTTGGTGTTAAAATGATAACAATATCGGAAAACACATTAAAATATCTTTTAGATTTTGATGTGTTTCGGACTTCTTAATACAACGATATTTATAGTTAAAAAATTATGGCATATTCAGATAAAGTATTAAATCACTACTCTAACCCACAAAATGTAGGTACGTTAGATAAATCTAAATCCAATGTAGGTACTGGATTAGTGGGTGCACCCGAATGTGGTGATGTTATGAGACTACAAATTGAAGTAGTTGATAATATCATTGTGGACGCTAAATTCAAAACTTTTGGATGTGGTTCTGCAATTGCATCATCATCCGTGGCAACTGAATGGTTAAAAGGAAAAACAGTAGACGAGGCGTTAACAATTGATAATATGGATTTAGTGGAAGAATTAAACTTACCACCAGTTAAAATCCATTGTAGTGTTCTTGCTGAGGATGCAATTAAATCTGCAATAAACGATTACCGTGTTAAGAACGGTATGGATGTGTTAGTATTTGAACATTAATATGGTTACAATATCGGATAAAGCACTTAATCATGTTGTTGAGTTAATGATGGAAAAAGGAATAACACCTGACACCCATTTTCTTCGTGTTGGGGTTAAGGGAGGTGGTTGTAGTGGGTTATCTTATGCAATGTACTTTGATGACACAATAACAGATATGGATGAAGTCGTTGATTTAAACGTATTGAGGGTGATTATAGATAAAAAATCACTTTTATATCTATATGGTACTGAATTAGATTATTCTGATGGATTAAACGGAAAGGGTTTTAATTGGATTAATCCGTCAGCGAGCCGAACTTGCGGTTGTGGTGAATCGTTTGCACTTTAACATTTTTTTTTCTCATTTATTTTTATTATACTATACCTATGAAGGTATTAGAATTATTTGCGGGTAGTCGTTCCGTTGGAAAGATTGCCGAAAAACTTGGTATGGAAGTTTTCTCTTCTGACCTAATTGAGTTTGATGGTATTAACTACGCGGTTAGTATATTAGATTTTGATTATAAGAAAGTCCCATTTAAACCAGATGTAATATGGGCATCACCACCTTGCACAGGATTTAGTGTTGCAGCAATCGGTCATCATTGGACTGGTGGTAAAGGGGCTTACATCCCTAAAACTGATACTGCTAGATTAGGTATTGAACTCGTAAAGAAAACATTAGAGATTATTGACCACTATAAACCCCAACATTGGTTTATGGAAAACCCACGAGGATTACTTCGTAAAATGGATTTGGTTCAAAATTTGAAACGTCAAACGGTTACGTATTGTCAATATGGTGATGAACGAATGAAACCAACAGACATATGGACTAACAGTGATTTGTGGGTTCCTCGTAAGATGTGTAAGAATGGTGACCCTTGTCACGTTGCGGCACCAAGAGGATCAAGAACTGGAACACAAGGTAGAGCTAATGCATATGAAAGAAGTAAGATACCTGAAGACCTTTGTTATGAAATATTAAAAAGTTGTATTAAAAAGAAATAGTATGGAACAAATTATTGGATCATTTAAAGAATTCATTGTATTAGAACGAGAAGCATTAAATGAATTAGAATATGAGGCAACTCAGAAATTAAAATCAAATGAGGACAGGGGATTGTGTGAAGCATATATTGAGGCGAAAGCCGTATTAAATGTTGTTGAATGGATAAAAGAAAACAACATATACAATAAAGATTTTAAAATTAAAGGATGATGGATATATTGATAATCATGGGATTTGTAACATTTGCAACAATGGCGGTGTTTGGTGTGATTGATTTCATTAAGAAAATTAACAAACATGATAAGTAAAATATTTGTGTCAGGAGGTAGTCATTGTATAGGCGGAGGATTTAATTGGGAAGATGTTGTTGATGTCTATAGAACTGAAATGAATATTAATATTGAAAATCGTTTTGATATTACCTATCCAAAGTTGGTAGGAACTTATTTTAATTCGGATGTGATATTTGAAGGTGAATTTGGTGGGTCTATAAATAGAATGATTAGAAAAACATACGAATATGTTTTTAATAATAATGTTGCAGATACTTTATTCATATTGGAAGTACCTCCAGGTTGGAGAGATGAATTTTACTCTAACGAATTAAATAGAAATGTGAACATGACGATTGGTAATATTTTGTCACCTGACGATAATACTGATGTGGCAAACGGGAATGACGTAAAAGATTTACATAAAATACATAAAGACATAACGAATTACTTTTATAACTTTATTGATTATGAAATTGATAAACGAAAGTGGATGTATAATTTAATTGGGTTGATATCATATTTTCAATTACATAAATTAAAATACATTGTAATGGATAATGGAGATTTACAACAGTTCTTAAAAATGCAAAACAAATCAGAAGATGATTATAACTTATTGTGGTTTGATAAAGGAAACTCACTTAATAATTGGATTAATGAAAATGGATTAACAATCAAACTTGAAACAAATAATAAATCAAATGATGAACATTTAAGTATTAAGGGACATCAAATCGTTGCCGAAAAAATTATTAATTATGTCAAAGAAAATAAATCATCCTTTAGTTAAAGGATATGTTAAAGAAGTTTTTCCTAATATATATTGTGTCACTATAGATGATGACTACGATAGAGCAATGTTGTTTTGTCGTTACCAAGAGTTCTATGAGTCCCCAACAAAAAAATATAGAGGAAA